TAAGACGATTCCGTCCTTCTGGCGATTGTTTTAATAAGGTCGTGATTCTTTTCATCGTTGATAAACAAAACTAACTTGCTTGCGTGTAGTAATGACATTCCTGCTTTGCACACGTGGACGTGTAGCCCACACGTTCTAGTGTTGTGCGATTTAGCACCTGCAAACCTTTGCTTGAAAAATGCTAACTGCTCCGCGTGAACGTCCAGACCCGTGTACCCAGTTACCATTTCAAATCCGCAGTCTAGTGAGCCGTCCTGCTCGCATAGTGCATATTGTTTGCCAGCGTCCACGCGATATCCCAGCGCGCCCAGTAGCTCTCCTGCTTTGTTGTAGCGGTCATATCCTTCGCCGATTTCCATTTCCAATTCGAGACCCAGTAAGACGCACGTTTTCCTGTCGTCGTACTTGCTGGGGATATGCCCTAATTCGTGTTTGCTTGAGTGGTACTCACCGATAACAGAATTATTCTCTCTTTCGTCTTCGTCTTCGTCCTGCGTGTCATCGTCTGCCACGTACATATCGCGCCTGTCTGAGTAGTGATATCTACTAGAACGGCAGTCTTCGCAGACGTAGTAATCGCCGTCATAAATTGAGCACAAATCGCCGTCCAAAAATAAATAGTCGCAGTCATGGCACTCGGCAAATTGATCTGAAAATAAGTCGCGCAACGTATCTAGCCAACGCGCGCGCCCTAAGTTTAGGTGCTGGTTGATAACATCTAGCGCGCTCTGGGGGTCGTCGTCGCGTATCGCGTCTGTTAGATTTTTGCCCAGTATTTTCCATGCGACTTTTGCGCGTAGATAGCGCGTGGGGTTGGTCGCGGTGCTAGTGCCTAGTGCGCGCTCGTAACGCGTGGCGCGTCTGTCTGGTGCGTAACGTTCGCGGATTAGGTTGCGCTTATCTGCGCTGGTGCTGTAGCTTGAGCCGTGATTCCTGATGTAGGTTTGTAAGTCCATTTTGAATTTTCCTCTAGGTTAGTCAAAATTTGAGCGTGGATCGCCCAGACCCGATTATCAGGATTTTCTCTATATAGGTCAAATTGTTTTCTGGCAATTTGACGTAGTGCTAAAACGCTATGTCAAATTGTCAAATATGGGGCTTGAATTGTTATTTTGACTAGGTGAAATGACTTAACACGCAAGCCATATAGCTACTGGGTTTAGGGGGTGCGTTTAGCTAAATTGTTATACCTTATGAGGATTTTAATAATCCAAAAATCAATATATGGGTTTGGTGTAGACGTGCGAGGAGTCAGCGACTTAAAACGGCATGGAAATTTGACAATTTGACAATATTTGACAATCTCTAGTCTGGGTGTCTGGGTGCTGGTCTGGGTGCGTGTTTGGTTGGTGCTGGTTGCGTGTTTGCGTGTTTGCGTGTTGCTGGTTGCGTGTTGCTGGTTGCGTGTTGCTGGTTGCGTTCAGGTAAATTTTCATCACGCCTTTGGATGCTCCCAGCAGACCGCACTCAGCATTATCTAAAATGCACTGATAAGACCATGACAATATGACCTTAAAACCTTTATTCTTGTTTTACATAACGTACGTTATACGCAATCGGCAGTCTGCTGGGTGCTGTCTGCATTATGTTGAACGGATTATATCGATTATCTCAATTATTATATATAATGCTAAGTTGTTGATTTATATAGGGATTTTTTTGCCTATTAAAAAAGAAAAAGGGGGTCATTAATATCCCCCCACCACGCAACTCCGTTAGCAAAACTCAAAAAGCTACCCGCATACAGCAAAAAAGCTAAATATAAAACCCAAAAAAATTTTTTAATTTTTAATACTGCAACACATTCTTTTACACTAGGTAAATCTTGTTTGACATAATTTGTGCTTTTTATAAAAATGCACTAATATTCACCTTATTTACGAGGAAAAAGGGAAGAATATGAAGATATTTGGGCTACCAGCCAATTTTTTCTCTATTGAAGTAAAAGTAGATCGAATTGTTGCTACTGAAGAAGAACTCGGTAAAATTTTCGATGCCGCTTTTAAAGGCATTACAGGCGACTCTCTTGCACTTGCTTCAGGCTTCATGCCCAAAGCATTTGCCGTATTGCGCGAATCAGACGAAAACGTAGCGAACGCTATTTCAGTCGGTACTGCCATGAATGAGATGATGCTATCTACTGTAGCCAATGAAAAAGCAATAGATGAACGCGATTTAAAAGCGTTACAGTTTTTACTGACCCACAAACACAACTGGAAACCAGCTAGACCAGACAATGACGCAAACGGCGATGTAACCATCAATGTAAGAAATTGGCTACCTGACCCAGAAATTAATGACAACTGAAATTGGTTTTAATTTGCCCATATTGCATAAAGGGCAAGAAACACTATTCAAACAACAAAAACGTCTAAACGTAACAAGGTGCGGACGGCGTTGGGGTAAGACTCGATTTTTAGAATGGTTGGCGGCAAGAGGCGCGGCAAACGGCAAGTCTGTTGGAATCTTCGCGCCCGAGCATAAACAGTTAGCAGAGCCGTGGGATCACTTGCGCGATATGCTCGACCCCATCATCAAAACGGCAAACAAGAACGAAGCCACGATGAAGCTAATCGGCAAAGGCAAAATTGACTTTTGGACGTTAAATGACAATGAATTAGCTGTGCGCGGACGCGAGTATGACTTAGTGCTGATTGATGAAGCTGGATTTACTAAGTCCCCGCAAATGAAAGATGATGTATGGTTCAAAGGAATCAAGCCGACCATGCTGACAACTCGCGGAATAGCGTGGGTGTTCAGTACGCCAAACGGCGTTGATCCAGACAACTTCTTCTATGCGGCATGTAATGACGACAGTTTGGGATTTGCAACCTTCCATGCGCCAACTAGTACAAACCCTTATGTGCCATTAGATGAGCTAGAACGCGAAAGAGTCCGCAACCACCCGATGGTGTTCAGGCAAGAGTATTTGGCTGAGTTTATTGATTGGTCAGGAATTGCGTTCTTCTCCGTAGACAAACTGCTGGTCAACCATGAGCCAATTCAGTACCCCGAAAAGTGCGATTCTGTGTTTGCCGTAATGGATTGCGCGGTAAAAGGCGGTAAAGAACATGACTCAACTGCGGTAATCTACTTTGCATACAATGAGCATTTAGGTATACCTTTAACAATTTTAGATTGGGATGCGGTCAATATTGACGGCGCTCTGCTAGAAAACTGGATTCCTAGCGTGTTTAGCCGATTGGAAGAATTGGCAAGACAATGCAAGTCGCGCAACGGCGTGACAGGTACATTTATCGAAGATACTGCCGCTGGGTCAATTTTGCTCCAACAAGGCAGAAACAGAGGCTGGAACGTCCATGAGATTGATAGCAAATTAACTCAATCTGGCAAAGACGAACGGGCAATCAACGTGTCTGGCTATTACCATCAAGAAAAAATGAAAATTAGCGAATATGCGTTTAACAAAACCATGACGCTCAAAGGAACAGCCAGAAACCATTTATTAACCCAACTAGCAAACTTTCGGATTGGCGACAAAGAAGCCTTCAAACGAGCAGACGATCTATTAGATTGCGCTGTCTACGGATTAGCTATTGCGCTAGGGGATAAGTATGGGTTCTAATGCTATTATGGGCAAAATATATTTCTAGGGAATAATCTATGTCTGAAATAACCATATCCAATACAGGCTTACCTTCCCCGCTGATGGAGTTTCTTCAGGCGGAAGCAATAGAGCCGGGCAGTCCTGTAGGCTATCAGACTTGTAAAGCGATCTTTGAGTTTCACCCTTTAGCCGCTAAGATTATTGAAAAACCGATTGTATTAGCCCTATCCAAACCGCGCATTTTGGCGATGGATGTACATCCAAAAGATATGCTGATTAAAGCGTTCCAAGATGAATGGGATAATTTAGAAGCAACCAATGTAATCCGTGACGTTACATTTTTAAAGCGCGTGTATGGTGTAGCCGCCGTAATCTACGGCGCTGAAGGCGTACCTACCGATCAGCCGATTGATCCTTGGACGTTGCCTGATTTAGATATTTACTTTAATAAGCTCGATCCGTTAAACCTTGCTGGCTCAACAGTCACCAATCAAAACCCTAACGCGCCAGACTTTCAAAAGCCTAAAACGTACATTACTGCCGCGGGTCAGCCTTATCACCCATCAAGAAGCTGTATTGTGTTTAATAACACACCAATTTATTTAGCTTATCAATCTTCTGGCTTTGGCTTTACAGGTCGTTCTGTGTTTCAACGCGCCCTATACCCCTTAAAATCCTTTGTTCAGTCTATGGTGACGGACGATTTGGTGACGTTTAAGGCTGGATTACTGGTTATTAAGCAAAAGCAATCTGGCTCAATCGTAAACCGCTTAATGCAAGTAGGCGCGGGAATTAAGCGCAGTATGCTCCAGCAAGGCACTACAGGTAACGTGTTGTCTATTGATGTGGATGAGGATATTGAGTCTATCGACTTGAACAATACTGATACCGCCATGACTACGGCTAGGGACAATATCGTAGCCAATATTGCGGCGGCGACAGAAACCCCAGCCATTTTGCTTAAAGATGAGGCGTTTACCAATGCGTTTGCTGAAGGTACTGAGGACTCTAAAGCAATTGCCCAGTACGTTACAGGTCTGCGTAACGATATGCGCTCCTTATTTACGTTCTTTGACAAAATCGTTATGCACCGCGCATGGAACAAACAGTTTTATGAGGCAGTTCAAGCTAAATACCCTGAAATGTACGCAGGAAAGACTTACGAAGAAGCTTTTTATGAGTGGAAAAACGCTTTCCGTCCACTTTGGGAAAATTTAATTGAAGAAACCCCAAGCGAAAAAGTAAAAACAGAAGAAGTCAAACTCAAAGGTATTACCGAAATGCTAAGAACTATTCTGCCTGTCATTAATCCTGAAAATAGAGCAATTGCCATTCAATGGGCGCAAGACAACTTATCTGAAATGCCTGATATGTTCAAAAGCACAATGCAACTAGATATTGATGCCATTGCAGACTATGAACCTCCAACTCCCCTAACTGCACCGACTGAGCCACCATCTAAGGATTGATTGTGACATTCTATGAGTGCCTCACAGCCGCCATTAATGAATTTATTATTTATGGCTTCGATAGCCAAGATAGACTTGATTATTGGGTAAAAGAGCTTAGAAAAACGGCTGTAAAATCATTAGTTACGCCGCAAAAGCTCCAAAATGAGCTTGAACGTGCTTTAAAAGGCGCTTTTGATCGTTTAGTAACTAAGGGCGGATTAGTCAATAAAGATGTAACAAGATTTACTGTAGACAGATTAAAGCCAAAAATGCGCGCTGAATTGGATCGCCGCATCTTAGCTTCGGTCAATCTTATCAAATTTAACCGCGAAGAATCTATCAGTAATATGTTGCGCCGCTTCTCTGGATGGGCAACTTCAATCCCTATTGGCGGAAGCAAAGTAGTCGATAAAAAAGAAGAAAAAAAGCAGATTAAAAAAGAATTAGGGATGCTTCCGTTCAAAGAACGGCGCGTGATTATTGACCAAACCCACAAGTTAATTGCTAATATTAACGAAATCGTAGCGTTAGATAATGGCGCAATTGCCGCAAAATGGCACAGTAATTGGAAACAGTCGGGATATAACTATCGTGAAGATCATAAAGAATTAGATGAGAATATTTATTTAATTCAAAATAATTGGGCGCAAAAAGATGGTTATGTAAAGCCAAAAGATGGATATACTAGCAATGTAGTCGCGCCCGGCGAAGAGGTATATTGTCGGTGTCGTTATAAGTACCTTTATCGAGTTAGTCAATTGCCCGATGAAATGGTTACCCAAAAGGGTAAAGAAGCGTTACAATCCAAGAAAATTTACTAGGGTTTTAGCCTATGCCATTTAAATCGGAACAGCAACGAAAAGCCATGTATGCGGCGGCATCAGGTCATTCCAATATTGGTATTCCGAAATCAGTAGGCGAAAAGTTTGTCAAACATAAAGACGATAACGATCTTGAATGGCTTGACGAACTGTTATTAAAAGAAATGGAAGTTAATCTGTTAAAAGGCGATGAAGCCCCACAGCTATTAACTCCTGAAGCTCATATTGATTTAAGCCATGAGCTACAAAAACTTCAAGTTAAAGATATTGGGGATAAACTTCGCCAAATTGCCCAGCACATTTCTGGCATGAAAAAAGACGAAGCGATTGTAAAGTTAAGCGGTGATGATTGTAAAGTTCCTGAAAATGATTGTAAAGAAGATTCCGTAGAAACTGTACCTGAAGAACCTCCTATTGTTGAACCTGTAGCCAATGACGCTGGCGCGCAGGGGCGTTGCGCGGGTATTATGTTTGTCACTAAAGATGAAGAAATATTGCTAATTCGCCGTGGTAATGGCGGGGACTATCCACAAACATGGGCAGTACCCGGCGGACACCAAAACGAAAAAGATGCAGACCTTGAAAGCGCCGCTAGGCGCGAGTGCAAGGAAGAAACAGGTTTAGAGTATGACGGCAAATTAGAAGTTTTATTTGATGATGGGCAGTTTTGTACTTATATCGCGCGTGACGTAGATAAAGGCAATGTGACTTTGAACTATGAGTCTACAGGCTATGATTGGTGCAATATTAATACCCCACCAACACCATTACACCCCGGCATGGAAATAGCTTTTAAAGTAGCAAAAGCCAAAACGGAAACCGATATAGCTCAGTTAATTAGCGAAGATGTATTGGCTAGTCCGCAAATGTACGCCAATATTGGCTTATTTGCCATTCGTATTACAGGGACAGGTTTAGCCTTCCGATCCAGCATTGGCGAACACGTTTGGCGTGACCCTTCTCTTTATTTAAATGATGAGTTTTTAAAGCGTTGCAATGGGCTAATGGTCATTATGGATCACCCCGAAACGCAAGTATTAACCCCCGAAGAATTTAAACTTCGTGCTGTAGGTAGTGTTATGTTGCCTTACATTAAGGGCGATGAAGTATGGGGAATTGCCAAGATTTACGATCAAGAAGCAATAACTGAAATTTGTGAAGGCGAAATTTCGACTTCCCCAGCCGTTGTATTTGACGAAACGGCTGGTAACATTACACTTACTACTGAGAATGGCGAGCCACTCTTGATAGAAGGTGTGCCATTTCTGCTGGATCACATAGCAATCGTAACGAAAGCTAGGGGTTCAAAAGGAGTCTGGGACAAAGGTGGCGATGCTACTGGAGTTTTATTAACTAACAATGAGGTGTCTGAAAATGACTGAAAATAAGATTGAGCCAAAGGCAGATGCCCAAGGCGATAAATTGGATGCCATTATGTCTTTATTGGGTCAAGTAATTACCCGTCAAGATGAAATGGAAAAGAACCTTCCTGCTCCACCGTTGGTTTCTGCTGCTGATAAAAAAGCAAAGAAAGACGACGATGCCAAGAAGGATGACGATGATGAAGATGAGGAAGAAGAAGCTAAAGGCAAAAAAGCCGATGCTGAAGGTTCCGATCCTAAAGAGCATGACCATGGCGAAATTAAGCCGGACGACGAAGGGAAGTTGGCACACCCAGGTCACATGAAATTTAAAAAAGATGATGACGAAGAAGAAGATGCCAAGAAAGATGACGACGACGAAGAAGCCGCTAAGAATGACGAAGATGAAGCTGTAATGGCTGATTGTCAAGCTAAAGCTGATTCTGTTTACTCTGCTTTTGGCAAATCTGCTTCACGCCCATTATCTGGTGAGAGCTTAACTGCTTATCGCAAGCGTATGGTTCGTGGTTTGCAAGCCCATAGTGACGAAATGAAGAACGTAAATATCAACGCTATTAAAGACGAAGCTATGCTTGCAGTCGTTGAAAAGCGCGTTTACGCTGACGCTATCGCCGCTTCCCGTGGCACAGGTGCAATTGCAAAAGGTCAATTGATCGAATTGCACAAAAAAGACCGCGCTGGTCGTACTATCACAGAGTTCCGTGGTGATATGGAAGCATGGTTAGGTGATTTCAAACTCCCAGCATATCGGGTTATGAAGTTTAATACTGAAAACTTTAAGCGCTAAGGATAAGCCATGACCGCACAAATTTCTC